ACTGCTGCTTGTCCAAAGTTGCCTGTGGAATAGGTTACGTCTGTGGCAGTACCATTGTAGTTTGTTGTGGTGTCATTTGCATTTCCGTCAAGCTGATATAAAGCTATATTACTGCTAAATGCATTTTCAACACCAAATGCTTGTACTGATTCAGTATTACAGACTTCTGCCGCTACGCTACCTGTATTAATTAATCTTTTGCCTAAAGCCATATTATTCTATTTCGTCAGATGGGAAAAACTGTACTTTGTATTGCAATGCAGTCTTGTAAGACTTCTTAGCGTTTACCTCTGCTTCTAACCTGTCGGCTTCTGTGAGTATTCCTGCTCTTTCTGTTGCAACGTCTGTATCAATATCTATGTCCCTCTCTACTTTTCTTATAACTTGCCAATCGGTAGGCTTTAACATTTCACCTGCCTTAGATTTAATTTCTGCAATCTTACTTGCTTTTATGTCGGCTATTTTGTATCTTTTTTCGGTTTCTCCAGTTGGTTCGCCTTCGTCATCTAAAATAGATACATCTTGATTAAAGTCAATATTGGTAACGTCATAAGTTACTATCTCATTATCTGCATCAAAATATAAACCACCTTTTGTTTGTATTTCTTTGTCAAAGCTTGGCTTTATCACCTCATAAATACCTAAGTCTTTTAGTTCTTCGTCAGATAGGTTTTTTGCACCTCCTGCTATATACTTATCCCCTATCTTTAGTTTGTTAGGTAAGGTTCTGTATGTAGTTACTATTCTACCGTTTTCTACTAATGCTTTCATATTTATACGCTTTGTGAAATTGATAAGAAAAATGTGTTAGCTGCCGTGCAAACTACCTGTATAAAGTTTACTGCACCTGCCGTAGCACTATATTCTCCTGCTATAGTTGTGATTGTGTTTGATGCGGTATCAAATGTCAAAGATGACGTACCCCCTGAATCAGTTACAATAATATCTTTTACATCGCCTATAGAAGCGTTTGTAAAGTTTAAATCTACTGCTATGCTCGAAGTCATTGTAAATACTGCTGCGGTATCAAAGTCTACATCTACATCAGCAGCTGCTGTAAGTGCAGAAGAACCTCTTAAACTGTCTCCTGAGCCACTCTGACCATAGATGTCCGCAGTCATATTGTTTACTTTTACAAAGGCATTTCTTAGTGGTTCTCCATCTCCTGCGTTTGCAGTCCCCACGTTAATTGTTGCTCTTGCCATATTTTAAGTGTATAATGTTATTAATGTTAAATCTGCTGTTATATCTGTCCTGTCAATGTTATATAATAAAGTGTCATCTACTGTTAATGCTAATGTTTCAGTTTGGTCTCCTACAATGCTATCTAAAAAACAATCAGGAGCAGAAAAATCAGGTATCGATTCGGCAATAGTAAAATCTTCTACACCGAACTCTGTAAAGCAATATATCTTACCCCAATCTATTGTATTTGCCATATATTATCAATACTTTTTTTTCGTTTTTGTTATATATGTTTTTTGTAGATAGCTTTTTAGCCTTTCTACATTTACTTGTTTAGGTTTGTATGTGTTTTTTAAAGCACCCATCCTTCAAAGTTTGCGTTTTTATCAGGATACACATCGTCATTGCTATTGGTGTAGTATTCAGGAAATGTACCACTTGCGTTAAAAGACATATAGTCTATAAATCTATCAGTATAATACTGTGCTATGTTTCTTTCTTTTTCTATTAAAAAGTCTATTTCTTCTTTTTCTACGTTAGAAGCGTTTTCGCTACTGTGTTTAAATACACCTTTATTAGCAATAGAATAAGCTGCAAAAGGCAAATACTCTACCATTGCCCAATGTACTAACATAGGTTTTACGTAGTCTGTTACAAGTGTTAAATAATTCCCTGTTAGTGTACTGGCTTCTATGTCGTTTTGTATCTTGATAAATAAATCTGTACCTAAGTAGTTTTTTATGTGTATGTCTTGTGCAATCTTTATGTACTGCAAAAACTTATCACTATCTACGTTGCCATTTACAGAAGTAAATTTGACTAAATCCTTTCGTGTTATAAATAATCCTTCTGCCATTTTTTATTTATTTACAAATCCTTGATTTGGCATATCCTTTGGTCGCATAGCCACTTTCTTGTCGTTTGTTTCAGGTTTAAAACCTTCTTTTCTTGCTTTATTTACGCTTACTTCTGCTCTTGGGTTGCCAACGTCAGGTTTTACTCCTTCTGATTTTGCCATATAAGTCTTACGCATCCAAAAATGATGACAAGCACCACCGCCTTTGTATAACCATATATCATAAGTGTCAGCACCGTTAAGACCCCATCCTGCATTTACTGCTCTTTGGCTCATTTGCATAATGTCCTCTTTGCGGTATATCTTTTTAGCACTTACCATTTTCTTGCAAAAATCCCTGCTATTAGCTTGTGTTCTTAGAGGTGCGTATTGGTATCTTACTTTAAACTTAACACCTTCATCGTTTTCTCCATCTTGTTCGCTTCCTGCTTTTGGTCTTGCAGTTCCAGTACTTGCCAAACCTATCATTTTATCTAATGCTTCTTCTTGGTCGTAATCAACTGGTCTTTCATCTACAAGTTCCCAATCGTCTAAGTTTTCATCTTCGCCAAATTCATCTAATAGGTCAAACATTTTGTCATCAGGAAAGTCGTTTATAGACAATTTAACACCTGTTTCTTCCTCCCTTGCTTCGTCTGTAATGGCATTGTCCGTTTCGATAAATTCAAGCGGTTGTAGAGTCTTAAAATACAATTTAAGGCTAATACCGTTTACCGCTAATATATCGTCTAATGCTTCAGTTATTAAATCTTGGTAAGGTTTTATAGTTGTGTTGTGAAATAACAAAGAAGCAGTCTTAATTTCGTCTGCATTATTACCAAGTCCGTTGTTACCATCTCTAATACCTAATAAAAGTGGCGATGTAATTCTATGTGCAACCATAAGTTTGTTTACACATTCAGTAGACAAATACTCATAGTGTTGTGGTGCATCTGTAAGCGGTACATCGTCTATTGTGGTTTTGCTTTCTGCATTGTTGTTAAAAGCAATTATTACTTTTTCACCTCTTGCACCTGTAAGTTTTCTAAGTACGTCTGACTTAACTTGTAGCTGTTGTTCTCTGTCAGGTATTCCGTTGTTAAAGTTTACAACCTTAGTGCCACTAAATCCGTTTTGGACATCGTTAATAAGATAGTCAGCTACTTCGCTTTCTAACTCTGCATAAGCTACCCCACCCATATAGTCAGGTGGACAGTAATAATCGTATCCTGACAAGTATCTTTTTATGATTTTTATTTCAGGTTCTGTACCGTTACCAAATCCAAAAGCAGCTATTCTTTTTGGTTTGTCGCTTGGTTTTATTTTTGACCAATCATTGTGATAGTAAAACGCTTCTATTTGACCATCTTCGTTGCATTTTTCTGCTCTTAGTGTTTGTCTTGGAAAATGCTCGGCTCTTGCTACTTGTCCATCTTTGTAAAGCACCTGTAAACTTGCCTCCCCTAACAGTTTAAGGTCAAAGGTTATTTTCCTAACACACGAATCGTGAAATATAGACCTAAGTGCTGCATATTCTTCTGTTTTAGTGCTACTATCTAAAGCATCTAAACCTTTTCCGTATATCATTTGACTAACACCGTTAATAATAGCATTGTTAGTAGTAGATTGTACAAAAAGGTCTATTAGGTAAGTGTAAAAGTCGTTACCATCGCCATATTCAACCCAATCTCTTTTTTTGTCCTCTTTGACTTTGGGTCTATTGTAAGACGATAAACTAACTATGTGTACGTTCTCCATTATATAAATATAAATTCATTAGTAGTATCCTGCTCTGTGTATTGAGTATCATTAACTGTAAAGTCGCTGATTGTTTGGTTAGTGCAAAATACTTTGTCTTTAAATACTACATCGCTTCCTGATTTTACAGTAACCATATAAAAGTTGTCTTGCTTTACGTCAAAGATAGCATTAAGCCTATTGTAGTACAAATTTTCAGTAATTGATGTAACATCTTGATTGTAAACCTCTGTATTGGTTTGTTCGTTTACTATGGTAACGTTATAAGTATTACCGCTTGTAAAACTTCTTGGTATAAAATCTAAGTTTTGTGCAGATGCACTTTCTTGTAAAACTATCATATATATACAATAAAAAAACTTAAATTTTGTTATTTATAAAGCAAAAAAAAGGGCAGCTAATGCTACCCCCTTTAATCTGTAATAAATAACTATTAGGTGTTAGTACCTTCTGTTACAGTAACAGTTGCGCTTGTCATTCCATCAAATGGGTCAGCAGCAGTAGGCGAAGCTACAAAGTTAGCAGGTTTTAATTCTTGTGCTGATAGCGTTAAGGTATATCCTGATAAATCTCCCATAGCTGCACCTGTAACAATAGTTCCCCCTGTTACTTCTGCACCGTGTTCTAATCCCATAACAAAAACATTACCCGTTGTAATCTTCAACTGCAACGTGTGGTCTGCCATAGGCTAATAGTTTTAACTCTTTGTTATCTCCCTTAGATAGTTTTTTAAGGGTTAGATTAAGAGTTTGCTCAAAGAATGTAGTGCCATTCTCTCTTGAAGCAGTAATAGTTTGTTCAAAACTACTATTGCCTTTTAGTTCGTATTCAAAGGCAGTAAAAGTACCTGACATATCTGTAATTTCGTCATCAACTTGTGTTACCGTTCCGTAACTACCAAAGTCTGTAAAATAGACTTTTCTAATGCCGCCCACTACATCTTTACAAGGTTCTTTTCTACCAAGCGATAATGTACAACTCATATTTTTTTATATTAAAAAAGGGTAGGCAGATATAAAACCACCCACCCTTTATTGTTAATTAACTTATGTTTAGTCGTTAGCAGTATTGGCAATACCGTAAGTTACAATGTCATCTACGATTCCGTATTCAACACCTGCGGTAAACCTCATTACTACTCTTACGTTTTGCGAACCATCAAGGTCAGCCATATCTAATACTTTTACTTCGTTGTGGTCAGAAAGTAGTCCAGTACCAAAGTATAGGTTCGATTTTTCAGCAGCAATCATATCGTTGTCAGCAAGACCGTTGGCAACAAATAGTTTTACACCGTCAAAGGTAAGTCCACCATTTTGGTAGAAAGTAGTACCTAATCCGTTTACACCATTTCCTCCGATACCTGCACCACCTACGTTTTCAGTTCCTGCAACGTTTTTGATAGCAACACTTGAAAAACCGCCTAATGCTCTTACATAGGCTCTAAAAATGTTTTGTGATACATAGATGTATAAATCTTCACTTCCGTACAAAGTAGAAGGAATAGCATCTACAACCGAACCAAGTTCGCTAATAACATTTGAAGAAGTTACAGTAGTACCTGCAATTTCATTAGCAGTTGGCAAGTTAGCATCAGCACCAAGTTTTGTGCTTAGTCCATCAAACTGACCGCTTGTAGCAGTTGAACCTGTCCAAATTGACTGCTCTGTTCTTTGTGCTACTTTAGCAGCAACGTGTGCAATCAAAAAGTCAGAAAATTGTGTTGGTAAACTTTGGTGTGCAGAATATCCCATAGATAAAGCCTCAAAATCGTCTTGGAAGTCAGCCTTACAAAGTTGTAGATTTACTTGTTGAAATTCAGGTGTCAAAGTTCTTTCGTCTAATGTAATTGTACTTGTAGCAGTAAAATCACAGGAAGCATCTTTTACGATGTCATCGGTACTTACTGTTTTAATAACGTGCTGATATTTTACGTTAGGCTTTACAGTAATACCACCGTTCTCAATAGTGCTTGCTGATAAAAGAGCCGCAGAGATGTATTCTCCTGCAAATTCTCCATTATAAGCTACACTTGCGTTTTGTGTTGTAGTTGTTGGCATTTTTTAAAATTTATTTGTTTTTAATATTTGAAATTCTTGCTAAAACTCTATCGGCAGTTGTTTGTGGTCTTTTTTGTCCGTAAAGTTTCATTTCTTTTTGTGGTTCGGCTTCAGGGTTGTGTGTTACTTTTTCAAGTTCTACTTCAACCTTAGAAAGTTCTTCTTTGTCAGTTACTTCTTCTTCTTCTGACATTTCTTCTTTCTTTTCAATCATAGCCTTAATTTCTTCAATCATAGACTTGACCTCTGCAAGTTCTTCTTTAGTTGCATAAGCCATTTCCTCTTTTTCTTCTTCTAATTCCTCTGACGCTTCTTCTTCAGTTGGTTCTTCAGGTTGTCCGATTGCAGCAATAATGCCTTCTTCTTCTACCTTAATCATTTCACCATCTTCTAAAGTGTATTCGCCAACAGGTAAAGCTACCTTTTCATCGTCTGTTACAATAAAAACTTCACTACCTACTGCGAAATCTTCACTTTCTATAACAGTACCGTTTTCCAAAGTTGCTTGTGCTAATTCTACTTCTTGGACTTCTTCTTTAAGTTCTGCTCCAACAAGTTCTTTTACTTTGTTTAACATATCTGTTGCTTTCATAAATAATATTTATATATATACAATAACTTTTTTTTCAGGTTGTTATATTTTTAACTTTCGGTTCCTGTGATATTACCCACCCCTTGCGCTTTATGGTCATCCCCATCGCAACAATCTCTTGAATAAGTGTTAGTGTCCCAGCATAGACAACCCCTACGGTCATCATTTGGTACAGGTGGTTTTACTTTGTGTTGTCTCATCCTGCGTTTTGTGTTCTTTGTGTAAAAAATATAATATCCCAAACTTTTGCACTACCACCGTCTGCTTGTATTTTTGGTGTAAGTCCATTTGCTAATGCATTTGCATCTAAATAGTATTGAAACATTATGTGTTGGTTTTGTGTTGCGTCATTTCCTTTGTAAAACCCTAAAGCCATATTAATCCTATCGTAGTCATCCGCACCTGTAAGTTTAAAATCTAAATGTGTTTGGTTTGCGTTTGCTGCGGACTTTTTAAATACAACGGTCACCATATAAACATCATTCTCATTTAAACCAATAAACTTGTTAGATGTTGAATTGTAAAAGTCTATACTTGGGTGGCTTCTTACAACGCTTCCTGCATTATTAGGTAAAGTTACTTCTACACCATCCGATAAAAGTAGTTTTGTACTATCACCTGCTCCTGTATAAAAAGTATCATTATATCTTGCCCATCCTAAATTTAAAGCACCTGTTTGTGGGTAAACTATAACGTTTTCATTGTTATGACCCATATATAAATAGTCATCTGTGCGTAACATTGCGCCATTTTCTATGTTTACACCATCTACTTTAGCTTGGGTAACATCTTCAACGTGTACTCGGTATGCAGTATTTTTTCCCATTATTTAATTGGTACGCAGTTAGGTACTCTTTTTCCGTTTTTCATTTTAAACCCTATCATTTCATAACCTGCCTGACAAGGCTTTTTAAGGTTTTCTTCTAACAAATCAAGTTCTCTTAGTTTTGAACCTGCCCATCTTAGTCCTGCTTTGCCACCCCATAGTAAATAAGAAATAGTACCACAGGCTTCCGTGTCGCCTTCTTCGTAGTATTCACCTGCTCTTGATAGGTAACTAAACATTCTTTTTATAGTTTCTACCGT